AGTTCTGCTGTAGATCCAACGAAGAGTGCGTTATTAACTGTATTAGGTCCTTTCTGAGGACTATCTTCCTCAACATCTTTAAGTTTTTTCTGAAGATCCATCAACTTATCAGTTGCATCAGAAACACTCTTAATTAACTGCCCTGCAACCTCATATGCTCTTGGCATCTCACTATCCTGTGCAAGTTCAAGAATACCATTAATTGCCTCCTGACCCTTCTCTATGATGCTATAAAGGTTACCACGAGTATACTCATAGTCTTTGGTTATATCATCTTTAGCAAGTCTATCTGGTTTTTCTCTATCTACTCCAACTACAACATCAGATTCATCTACCTCAACTTCAGTAGGTGTTATATTGAAAGCATTATCTAAATTGTTTTTCATTTATCCATTCCAAGTAGAAGTTCCACTAAACCCAAAGTCATCTCCTTCCTCCACTAATGCATTATCAGCAGATGTAATGGACTTAACTGATGTTCCTCTAATATGAGCAAGTTTTGTAGTTCCGTCTTGTCCTCTCTTAACAGTAATCTTATTACCATCTACAGCCTTAACATAAAGTTCCTCTCCACCAACATCAATGTAGACACTAGTAGAACCAGAAGATGCTGTGATAGCACTTCCATCCTCAACTTCAAATACAGTTTGAGTCTTACTTATATCTACTGCTAAGTTAGTAAGAACAGTACCATCATAATTCTGAATTGCCCTTGGAACAACAGAGTATGTAAGATTGCGTTGTGCATTGGATGTATCTGTACCAGTAAGATAATTGACTGTAGACTTGGTAATAATATCCTTGGAAGCATCGGATACAGGACCAAATAGATATGTCTTAGCAGTAAATCTTAATGTATAAAGAAGAACTCTTCTTGATTCAAAGTCTCCTTCATAATCATCCTGCATAGTAATATTTTCAAGAACGACTGGTATATCTCTCTTCTCATTAATAGAACCTACTAAATTAACACTTAGATTATAAGCAGGTTGGAAATAAGGTAATATCTGTTCTACGATCTGTAATGCATCATCATTTAATTTACACATAACAGCAAGTTCAAATTGCATATTATATGGAACGGGCATATAAACTTTCTTTTCATCAGGAGTATCTGAATCTGGATTCTGAACTACAATTTTTTGAGTAGTAGTAACCTTTCTACCTGGATCATATGTCAACCCAGTAAATTCAAAAGACATCCTTGGTAAAGACAAAGATGTTGCTTTATTAAGATCTGGTGATTGAGTTAATCTTGCCAAAAACTTCTGAGTAGGTCCATATGCCAAAGGAACCCTGATTATACTAGCATCAGTCTCTCCACCACTTTGCTTGATGGAAATGCTATTAAACAGAGTACCAAAAGCAATAATGGTTCTCCTCAAAATTTCGTTATAAAAATATTCAAACATTGTTATAGTCCTTGTATCTTATATTTAGGGAATACCGAATGGGTTCTGTTCACTGAAGTCTAAAATATCATCTGCAGCAGATTCTATATTAACATTATCAGCAAATCCGTCCTCTGGTGGATCCTCACTCACTACCCTGAGTGCATGAACAGCACCAGAACTTCCACCAGTTATATTTTCTCCAATACTAAACATTCCAGAAACATTTGCTACTTCTAAAACATTTGTAGTTGCGTTCCAAGTTCTAACTCTACCCTTAACACCTGTAATAGAACCTGTGACAATTTCATTAAACTTGAAGTTACCACTATTATCTAGTGAAGGATCTCCAATCGTAATTGTTGGACTTGAAGTATATCCAGCACCAGCATTTGTAATATTAATAGAAGTAATCGTTCCAGCAGAACTTACGACTGCTTCAGCAGTTGCTCTTGTATTTCCTGCACCAACAGGTGCTGTAATGGTCACAGTAGGTGCTGTAGTGTATCCAGAACCTGCATCAGTAAGTGTTACTATACCAACTGCCCCATCACCTATAAAGACGGTTCCAGCAGCACCTGAACCCCCTCCACCAGTTACTTGGAGTACAGGTGCAAGAGTATATCCAGCACCTGGATTTGTAATAACAACCTGTTGAACAGATTTCTGATTATCACTAATATTTAAATTACATACATTAATACCACTAATCATCGTAGCAGTAAGAATACCTGTCACACCTCCTGCAGGGGCAGAACTGACTCCAATTGTAGGAACAGCAGTATATCCACCACCCCTATTACTTAAAGTAATTAACCTAATAGATCCTTCAGTATTAAATCCAATTACAGCAGATGCACTTACTCCTGTTCCTACTAATGTAAGAGTTTGAGAAGATCCAAGTAATGTTGATAGACCATCTTCAGAAGTTCCATCTGCATTATCACCAATTAAGGTATCATCAATCTCAGCAACTCCTGTATCGATAATCTCATCTTCGTAACGGAAGAGTTCACATTTCAGAGTGTAGACATAATTCTTTCTTAATTGATAAAAAGGTTTCTCATGCTCTACATATTTAATTTCAAATAAACGATCACCTAATGGAAAATAAACCAAATCACCCTCTTTAGGTCGGGTAGTTAACTTTACATTAGATTCGTTTTTAAGTAATGGTTGAATATATGTTTCCCATCTTTCTCTAGAAATAACAAGAGTTACTTCATTAGTTTGTTCAATACCAAACTTTGAAAGTAACGTTGGATTATCGGCATATCCGTCAAAATTATCCAAATATGCTTCTAATGGATATGAATCATCAAATATAGATTGAACTACTTCCCTTATTACAGTCTTCTCATTCATATACTTACGAGGAAGATAGTGTATCTCAACACCATACATCCTCAACTGTTCGTTGATTAAATCTTGTACTAGATTTTGTTCTGATGAAGATCCCTGTTGGAAAAATGGATTGAGCATAACATTATCCTACCATATCCAAAGGTGGAAGTTCATAAGTATTGGACATTTGTTCTCTGATGACTTCTAGATCTTTTTCTGCATCATCATAGATTTGTCTTCCATTCATCTCAACTCCACCAGGTAATTTAACACCTTGGAATTTTAATAAGTTTTGTCCCCATTGTCTCTTTATAAGAGCAGTAGCATATCTCTTTAAGAATGAATCATTCCACACTCTAGTATAATCATTTGGATTCATAAGTCTAAAACATTCTAAAACAATAAATTCATCAACTTCACATGCTGACCAATCAATATCAAGATACAATCTATCTTGTCTTTGATTAAATCTAATTTGTTTTCTTGTTGTTAATAGATAATCAATATCAGACAAATAAGTCTGAGTCATTGCATAACTTAAAAGACCATTATATCCAAGATTAAAAGCAATATCATTTAAGAATAACTGATATTTAATACTAAACATATTATTTGATATTGCATTACTTCCACCAAAACGGAATATTTTTTCCACTCCAATCACCGATGATGGAACTGGTATATAATTACTATTCTCATACCATTCAAAATCTGATTCTGTTCCTGCAATATCTGCTGTTACAGTTTCTGTTGTTATTCCTGTTCTTTTCTTTCCAGTTAAAACAGATGCTCTTCCTCTATCAATATCCGCTTGAGTTATTTGATACTTAAGATATGTTCTAACCACTCCATCAAAATGCCTTTCGTGGAAATACTGAATAGCATCATCAATCCTATCTTCACACTGTTCATCAGCAACGTTAATTTCCAGCACGGGAGCACCCAATTGCCTTAAGCAGTATTGTTTAAATTCGGATCTACTTCCTGGTTGTGCCATTTATACTCTACCTCTATAATATTTATGGTGCGGAAGCAATTCCAGCATGAACTAATATATTTCCGTTTACTATATTATAAATTGTTGCTCCAGAACTTACTAGAACATTATATTCGTATCTACCTTCAGACAAATCTCTAGTAGCAGTAGATCCCATTGATATTTCAAATATACCACCACCAGCACTTGTAAACCCTACAGTAAAGGTTCCTGAAGGTGTAGTAGTAGCACCAATACCTGCACTTTTTTGCATTTGGGAAGATCCCGTCCAAACTGAAGTTGTTGTCAGTCCTTGGAAATCAAAAGCAACGTCAGAAGTATCAACCACATTAAATGTAGCTTTAAAATCTGCCCCTGTATAAAGTGCTAAATTAGCAGCATATGGGACTCCTGCATTTGGATCAAATGTCAGATTTTTACTTGCCATTGACTAATTCCCTGAGTAAAGATTTGATTTCACCAATTTCACCTTTTAAACTAGCAAGATCTTGTTCCATAGAGTCAACCCTTTCGTTTCTTGATCTTTTTGCGTTACGACCAGAAGTATAATGACTATAATCTATAGAATTCACATTTATTATGGCATTTGTTCTAGGATCTCTTGCAAGATCCTGATGCCCTTCAATATTATAATGTTCCATACTATGCTAATGCCATAACTCTTAAATCCTTCACTCTAGGAACATAACATTGATCAGATGATATTAATAGAAGTTTAATTCTATAATATCTGAATGCTGGAAGATCATCTGCAGTAAAGGTATAATCACTAAACTGTACTGAATCTCCAAAACCATATTGATTTGTTTTAGGAACAAAAGAATCGGATTGACCATTATTATTAGCAGAATTGATTACCTGTCCTCTACTATTAAGATTTTCAAATCCTGGGAAAGGAGTAAAGATTGGTTCAAACCCAGTTCTATCACCAATAGCATAGAAAGCTCTAATATCAGCATCAGAGTGAATATGTCCACCCAATAATACTTTCAAAGAAGTGGCAGCATTTTCTATAGATATTTCTTTAGTAATATACTGACATCCAGTAGGATCATTATTCATACTCTTCACCCTATCATCAGTAGCATAATTACTAATTACATCATTAACTCTATTAGAAGTTAAGATAGTACTAACTCTTTGAGCATCAAGAACAGGAGATAATCTAGTATCAGTTGTGACAAGAGTTAATCTCATCTGCATAGATTTATTTCCTTCAAAATTATCTAATCTATCATCCTCATTAACTTTTGAGTAAATTGCTCTAGGACTTGTAAGATAATTACTTTCACCAATAGTGATAGATTCAAATCCTTGATCAATGTAAGGAATTTCATCTCCACTTAAACTAGTAGCAGAAGTAGTTCTAACTTCTGCACCAATTGAAGTTCCTGTCACTGTCATATTATGACAAATTGGAGTAATAATCTGGAACTGCATATTTTGAGTTGCGTGTACTTGATATCCACCAGCAGTTTGAGTTTGACCCAAATACAATTTGGGGAATCCTACGTCTGTGCTTCTATCAGTAGTATCATTATGTGCTATTCCATCAATATTATCTTCACCTGACATATCAAGTTTGATGTTGTAAGAATCAAAACC